GTTTATGCTTTTGCAAAAATGAAAAAGCCTAAAAGTCGAGTTATTGTTTCTGATCCTACAAATGTTAATGCTTATTCAGTACCAGGTACTACAATGTATGATTATAATTTGTCCACACCTTTATTCACATTTAGAACTGAAATAAAATTAGGTATTTTGCAAGAGGATCCAGATTTGCCATATACTAAAGTGACATTTACGGCTAACAATACAGTTAAAACGGGATATATATATAATAACGATATAATTTTTAAATAATGAAGACTAGCGAATATCTAATTTACGGGGCAATAATTTATCTTTTGTATAAAGTATATAAGAATACCCAACCAGGCGGAAATTTAGATCTTAATGATCCACGTTCAAAAAATAAACGTATTAATTTACCACCATTTGCAATTGTAACGCCAACATATTGGGATAAAAAACAAATTCAGCCAACACCAGCCGAAGTTTTAAGCCCTAGCCAATTAGCTTATTTTAAGTCTAAAAACAAAGCAATTTTAAAACAAATATATACTTGCTAATTATGACACATTATACACCCGTATTTATAGCGTATAACACGGCTCAATCAATTCCAACCGATTGTAATAGTATTATATTTATTAATTCTGGAACTACAACGGCGGTAATTGAAAATGTAACTTTAGGGCCATCACAAAGTTTTGTGATTGATGGTAACGAAAATGAATTTACAACGGTTACTTTACAAATTAATTTTACTGGCGCGGGCCAAAATAATTTGATAGTAGTAAAAAAAATATTTTAATATATGGGTTTTTCATATAATGTCAACGTACTTAATCAAAAGGGAAGTCCTGCAATTTATACGGATACTTTTGCAAATAGGCCTGCATTTGGATTTGCAGGAAGATTATTTATTGCAAATGATACGGCGGCAATATATGAAGATACTGGGACGTCTTGGGTATTAATAGCCAATGTAAGCAGCGGCGCGGGAACTTTACAACAGGTTACAACAAACGGTAATACGTCAAATGTTGGTATATCTGTAACGGCGGGCGGAGTAAGTACAAATAGCGCAACAATTACAAGTTTAACACAAGGATCAGTCCCCTTTGTTGGTACGGCTGGATTAATTACACAAGATAATGCCAATTTATTTTTTGATGATACTAATAACAGATTAGGCATTAATACAAATACGCCTTCAAATAATTTAGATGTTCACGGTACTGGCACAACTGCATTAATTGCATTAAATAACACGGCTGGAAATCAATCATTAATTGCTTTTGCAAAAAATTCTACTGCAAAATGGCGCATTGGTAATAGTTCAACAGATTTTTTTGAAATTTTAAATGTTGCTTTAAGTACAAATGCAATTCGAATTAGTAGTGCAAATAATTCAACAGTATTTATAAGTAGTGTACAAGCAGATGATTTTTTAATACAACCTACTGGATATAGCTTATTAGCTTCATTAAGTAGAAATTTAACAGGTACTGGATATGGTGTATTAAGTTTAAGAAATAATGCAAATGGAACTATTCAACCATCATCTTTAACAGTTGATAGAACTTACACACTACCAGACGCAACAGGTACTATCGCTTTGACTTCTGATTTAGGGGCTTATTTGCCATTAACTGGTGGAACTTTAACGGGAACTTTAATAAATGAAGTATCTGATCCAAATGTAAATTTTTTAGCCAAAAAGCCAACAGGGGGATCTATACAAATTTCTGGATCTACTGGCACAACAAATAATATTTTATTACAAGGTTCAAATTCAACAAATCCAAATTTAGAGATTTTAGTTGGTGGATCTACAAAACAAACAATAACATCAAGCGGACAAGTAAATTTTGTTAGTAGATTAAATGTTAATAATGCAATTGATGATGGATTAACTTCTTTAAATGTTATTGGCAGTGGAAAATTTACTACTAATATTGATTTATTTTCTTATATTTCAATTAATAAAGATGGTTCAAATACTGTTGGTAGTGGCCCATATTTAGCATTAATTCAAACTACTAATGCAAAACAATGGATAATTCAATTAAATGGTTCACAAGGTTTAACTTTTTTTAATTTTAATGGAACAGTTTTTACAAGTCCTTTAATAATTTCTGAAACGGGTGTTTTAACTTTGTTAAATTTAGCAGGAACAGGATCTAGAGCCGTTTTGGCTGATGCGAATGGTAATTTATCAGCTCCTGTGTCTGATGAAACGGTAAAACAAAATATACAACCTTTACAATATGGTTTAAATGCAATTATGCAGCTTAATCCTATTTCATTTGAATATATAGATGATTATAAAAATTATGGTGAAGGTTTGCAAATTGGTAATATAGCGCAAGATGTTGCAAAAGTTATTCCAGAAGCAGTTTTTACAACGCCTTCAACGGGCTTAATGGGTATTAATTATAATCAATTTGATGGTATATATATTAAAGCAATACAAGAGTTAAATAATAAAATTGATACATTATTACAAAGAATTGAATTATTAGAAAATAAATAATGGATACTAATTTGGAAAATTTATTTTATATAGGATCATTTGTTGGTACCATTATTTTTATTGGATCATTTTATGGTACAACAAAAAAAAAATTATCAGAAATAGAGGTCGATATGAAAGAGATAAAATCAGATCGTATCGATATTATCGACAAATTAGCCAGGATCGAAACTAAATTGGATTACTTAAATAAAGAAAAATGAATAACTGGAAAACAACACTGGGGGGGGTACTAGCTGCAAGTTCTGAAGTTATACCCGTAAGTACTGGAATTCAGGGCCTAATTAGGGCTATTGGTTTATTATTGCTAGGATGGGCCGCAAAGGATCACACAAAGAGGTTAAATGACGCAGCAAAATAAAAATATATTATTAATAATACTAGGAATTTTGGGTATAACTGCAATTACTAAGGGATCAGGATTAACCAAAGCTTTAAATTTTATAAAAAAAGCTGAAGGGGGGTTGTATTTAAAAGCTTATCAGGATAGCGGCGGCGTTTGGACAATTGGTTACGGATCAACATATGACTTTGATAAACAAAGAAAAGTCCAGCAAGGCGATGTTATTACGGCAGAGCAGGCTCAAAAATGGCTAGAAATTACTACAAGTAAAGACGCGGCTGAAATTAAAAATTTGGTTAAGGTGCCATTAAATAACAACGAATTAAACTCGCTTATATCTTTTACTTATAATGTCGGGTTAGGGGCCTTTAAAGCTTCAAGCTTACTTAGGTTATTAAATAGCGGTGCAGATAAAAAAATAGTAGCCGACCAGTTTGATAGATGGGTTTTTGATAATGGAGTAAAAGTAAAGGGATTAATTAGTAGGCGGAATGCAGAAAAAAAGTTATTTTTGAGCTGAATTTGTTTAAGAAGGATTTTCATAGATTTTTCGGGGTGTTTCTACACTCCGATTTTTTTTTGTCAAAAATTAGGTTATATCAAATTAATTATATAATCTTTGTTTATCTATAATCTTTAAACTTAAACAAAATGATCAAAGCTACATTTCGCTTTTTCTATGGAAGCGACGACCAACGTACATTGTACAGTTACACAATTGAATTAAATTCCTTATTTTTTACTGCCGCTTTTGTTGAAAGCAACAATATTGTAAGTTTTTTACAAGTGGCTGGATGTGACATTTTAGATGTTAAATTAACAGAATGGCCTAATTAGGCCTATTTTTTAACTTTAAAATTTAAAATAATGGAATACACAGCCTATAAGGGTTATACAATAATTTATAACCCTAAAACAAAAATGTACATAATTTATCCTTTCAACCAGGAATATAGATCACTAAAAAGTGCAAAGGCCTGGATTGAATACCTTATTAAATAATTCTTAAATAAAAATTTATGAAACGAGATTTAATATTATTTATTATAATGATCATTTTGGCCCTATTAGCAGACAGTTTAATAAACTTTTAATGATTAGTAACCCAATTTACATTGAGTTATTAAAAAATGCTTATAAACGCGGCCATATACCCCCAAAAGAGCAAATATTACTATCTATACAAGGCCAAAATATAGGAAGTATTCAGAATTATGTTATTATTTCTGGTTTGCCTAAAAGTGGCAAATCTACTTTTACAACTTCAATTGTAGCAAGTAGCTTTGGCGTTTATGACATTTTCGGAATGAAGCTGCAAACCTTACCAGGGCGCAATAAAATTTTATATATTGATACTGAAAGCAGCGAATTTGACTTTTATAAACATATGTCAAGAGTTAAAGATGTTGCAGATATTAACGAGTTACCAACATTTTTTGACAGTTTTTGTTTACGAAAGGAAGGCCCTGAAACCATTAAATTAATGATCCAGGCGTACATTGAAAATACGCCTGAATGTAGTATTATTATTTTAGATGGTTTATTAGATATTGTTATGAATTATAACGATGAAATTGAATGTCGTAAAGTTGTTAATTGGATTAAAGAACTTACTACCGTTAACAATTTATTATTAATTGGGATATTGCATACTGGCAAAAATGAAGGTAAAACTTTGGGCCACCTAGGAAGCAACACGGACCGATGGGCGCAAAGTACTTTATCGGTTAAAAAAGAGGAAAACGGATCCTTTATTTTAGAGCCTAAATTTTTACGATCCTCAGGCGGTTTTAAGCCTATTGAGATACAATACTCAATTGATGATAATAAGTTTATACAAATTAATTCTGTGCCCGTAAATGAGCCTAAAATCAAGCATTTTAGTAATTACACAGATCAAGAGCATAACAATATTTTAAATGTTATTTTTGAAAAAGAAAAGTATTTTAAATACGAAAATTTGATAACTGAAATATCAAAAATTGAGAATAGAGGTATTAATTTTTCTAAGAGTTATTTAAAGTATTTTAAAGACAAAAATTACATTTCAAAAAATACACAAAACGAATATTTTGATTACCGTAAACAATTTTAAAAATGCAAGAAAATGAAAAAAATAAAAATTTGGATCTTTATTTTTTTAATGAGATTATCTCTAAAAATACAAAAAATAAAAAAGAAACTAAGGCAGAAAAAAAAGAAAGGATTAGATTAAAAATGTTAACTATTTTAGATAGTATTCAAAAAAATTTAAAAAAATAAAGCCCCGTTCTATTGTTTTAATAACGGGGCTAAATTAGTTAAAATAAATTTTATTTTAAGCTACTTCGAAATTTTCAAAACAAAAATAAAAAAAAATATGATAGAAACAAATTATTTTACCGCTATTTTTTTTGATGACAAAAAAAAAGCTTACAAATTTAAAAATATTTTAAATGATCCTACAAAACTAGACCAGTTTACAAGCTTTGCTTTAACCAAAAAAGCGGTTGAAATAAACTTTTATTGCAAAAACACAAAAAAATTTTCTCATAAGGTTTTTTTAAAGGTGAAAAAATCAAAGTAGCTTAATATTAAATTTTTGTTAAATTTTACCCTATTTTTTAGGGTTTTTTTATGTCTAAAATTCTTTAAATTTTAGGGTGTTTTTGGTACCGAACGGGTACGGAACGGGTGGAACGGGCCCCCCCCTAAAGGGGGGCCCGTTACTGTTCACCCGTTCCGCACATATACCCGTGAAAAAAAAAATGTTTGGCGGTTTAAAATTTTTTTGTAGATTTGGAAATCTTTTTTAATTTTTATCAATTTTTAATTTTTTTTAGTGTCAAAAAATTTAATTTATATCGGTTTGGCTTTTCTTGCCTGGATCGGTTACAAAAAATTTATTTTGTCACAAAAAATAAATATTGGTTTAAAAAATATTGGTTTTAACGGCGGCACATTTTTACAACCAATTGTTAACGTCCAGTTAGAAGTTGAAAATCCTACAAAAACAACGGCAGACGTCCAAAAAGTATCGGCAGAAATTTTACTACAAAATAAAGTTGTTGGTACAATTTATCAGGACATAAACAAAACTTTACAAGCGCAACAAAAAACGGTTATTGGTTTTGATGTAAATTTAAATTTGGCAGATGCTGCAATAATTTTAATTTCAAATAAATTTAAAAATCAAATTATTCAATTAAAAGGTAATTTAGTAGTTGATTTTATTTTTATTCCTTTAAATTTTGAAATTCAATTACCATAAATGAATTTATTAAGTAAATTAGATAGTTTTAAAAATAATCAAAAAATAATTAGTTATGATCAAACAACTAACGACATTATTAATGC